CCTTTAATTGAGAATACTGCTACCCCCCGGGCAGATTTTAATCCCGGTTTTGGGGTTTATTACACCCCCGATCGGCGGCCCCATATACAGACCGTTTTCTCGTTCTTTAAGCATCTTAGCCAGCCGTGCCGCACCATCCACTTACGCCACCCCCAGACCCAGCTGCATAGTGTGTATCCCGCTCTTTATTGTGTGAACCACATCTTTGATCAAATATAACCCCTTCATGCCCGTAATAGGTTCTGTTACCTCCAGCAAGCGACCAGCTCTGGCATTATCATCACCTGGTACCACGATGCTGTTCTCTTCCATGATCCGGCCCAGGTCCTTAAGCTGACTAGCTGCTATGGTATACGCCTTTCCTAAATCCTTATCTTCAATGGACTGTACTTCCTGGAGTAACCCATACTTTCTTATGAGATAATCGCTTTTGACTTCGCTTACGACTTTATTATTGTTAGTGAGTTTAATGTTATTTTTCATTTCCTCAATACTTCTGCTTCGGGAAGGGTTACTTATAGCAGAAGTAACCGGTAAGGGACCAAATATATCCGCCAGCATAAATGTTGGGGCAATGATTAGATCCTTTTGGTTTTCGATATACAACTTATCTACCCGCATTTCAAGTCGGTATTTAATACCGGTTACTAACTCCGCTTGCTTGAGAATGTCCTTTATTATGTCTGATACCACATCGCCCGGATAGATTTTTGTAATAGGGACTGGGATGCCGGTTATGCTGCCAACCGGGACGTTAAAATCCGTTAGTATTTTCTTAATAGCAACATCAGCGGCCATCCCGTTAAATTGGTAAATAGCTTTAGATTTGTTCAGGTAAAAAGCAAAATCAAAGCTGTTATACTGAATTGGGCTCCGCCCATTCTTAGCCTCTTTAACTACCATGCCCCTGTATACTTCGAACTGATTACTTAAAACTACCATGCTTCCTAGGTCGACCGGGTTCATTGGAAAATAGCGGTCATCGTTGTATGCATCCTCAAAATTAAGCTGTACCCCCAACTGGTCGACACTGCTCTTCCAGGAAATTGTCCCTACAAGAGGGGTAATATCATACTGTTTGTTATTAGTAATGCAAAATAACTTATGCACGCTATCACCCCAGTTTTACAAACTTAAACTCGGATAGCTCCAGGGTATAATAAACATCCCCACTGCCATCCTGGATCCCATAGTCAAATCGTTCAATACTGACAGCCATATTTATCGGAGTTTCGGTAATTATGATCCGTATAGGTATCCGCCTGGCCTTCCAGGCTTCTATTATTTCAACGTACTCCCAGCCGGAATAGGTTCGATCCCGAACAAAAGAATAGTCTTTAACAGGAAAAAAGGACTCCATGGCAACTCCGGATAAAGCCGGTAGCCCAATCAGCTTAATCTCCCCCTGACTGATGGTTTCATAGACCTGATTTTTCATCCCGGTAGATATTCTAAATTGAGGTGGTACCACGGGTAGCTTTATAACCTGCTCCCGATTATTTATGCTAAGAAAAATGTCCAAACCGATTTACCCCCTACCCTGCATTAGCCAGAGCTAATTCTATTTCGGGTACCAATTGATTCATTATCTCCTGGATAGTTAGATTCGTTCCGTTGATATAGAAGTTTGCTTGCACAGGTCTCTTTTCCTGTACTTTGCCCCTAGTACTATTGGTAACCATGGAAGTAGATTTATTATTTGAAAATACCTTTGATCCACGAGGAAGGTTAACCAGTTCCGGACCACGTTCACCGACCCAAGTTAAGCCACCGCGCCAGTTATTAGTACCTAATGCATTATGCCCGATTTCAAATTCCTTAACATGTGCTATTGATACCCCCGGGATGTTGTTTAAGCCGTCAATAAGCAGGTTGGTATATCTGATAACGGTATTTACGCCTGATTTACAGGAATCGGCTACAAATGTCCATAGGTCTGCAGCTTTCTTTTTGACTGTATCCCAGTGCGTATAAAGATAAATTCCAGCAGCTACAAGCAATCCTATCCCTACCACCATTAACCCCACAGGGTTAGCCATCATAACTGCGTTTAAACCTCCCTGAGCCAAAGTCATAGCTAATGTACTGGCTTTCCATGCGTTTGTAAGCATTGTTATGGCCCCAATTATTTTAAAGGCCGTAATTCCTGCTACCACTCCCCCCAATGCGGGTATCAATATATCAGAATGCTGTTTACAGAATTTAAAAGCACCTAATATTTCATTTACAACCTTAACCCCACCATTGAAAGCACTGGTCAAATCTTGGCCTATCCGGTCTATAGTCCCATCGGCCTGCCATTTCTGCAGGGTGTCGCCCGCTTCTTTCGCTTTCTTCTTTACGGTATCAAACAAGCTTCCGGCCTTTATGCTGCCATCCGCACTTACCCCAGCCATTTTAGCCAATGATGTGGAGAACACACCTGTAACAGTGCTCATGATACCTTTAAAGGAGCCCGCTTGTTTATCCATGCCTCCTTTAAATCGTTCATCCATAAGGGAAAATAGCGCTTTATTAAATGCCTCCTGGTCGGTTATTTGGCCTTTACTGTTAACTATCTCCTTGCCACGCATGATCTTGTTGCCTTGCTCAACGATCATGGCCTTGGTAATACCGAACTCCTTCAAACGCTCAAGTTCACCAGTCTGGGCGTCTGCGACGGCCTCTACTGCTTGAATAATATCCTTATTCATCACGCCTGCCATATTACCGATGGCAGGCAAGGTTTTTTGGGCCTCCAATCCATAGTTCTGTAGTTTAACCGTGGCTTCCACCACTGGCCCCGTTTCAAAAGGAGTATTATTTGCGAAATCTGCAGCCCAGGCCATGATTTCGGCGGCTTTTTTAGTATCTTTCATGACTATATCTAGGGTGTTACGGTAGCCTTCCATATTTGATGCTTCGTTTATAGCTTTGCCAGCCAAGCCTGCCGCTGAAGCTACGCCAACCATTCCAGCAGCTCCGCCTGCAAGTTTTCCACCCATGCCGCCTATTCCGTCACCAACTCGCTGCCTGACTCTTTCAAAATCAGCCATAGCTTGCTTGGATTTCTTTGCTTCGGATTGAAACTTATCCCATCCGGCTATGCTTTTCCGCATATTAGTCTGAAAATTATTGTCCTTGAGAGTGAGTACAGCTCCTATACTCTTCTTAGCCACCGTTAGTCACCCCCCTGAGCTTCATGTTCTAGCTGAATAACCATGCTGGCTATATAAAATAACTTGTCCTGCTCCGATAGGCTTAACAATGATGAAAGAGCATGGCCCCGCTGTAAATAGTGGTGAAACATAGCGAAAAGGTCATGCTCTCCTATTAGTTTTTTATTTCCTCAACCATCCTTACAGAATCTTCGTCATACCCTGCCATCTTAACTATTTCCCCAGATATCCGGGCAATCTCTCCAGGTTCAAAGATTGCATCTATAATATCCATGGGCTTTATGCACCCATAAGCAGCATGAAGACTAGCATCTTTTAGATTAGGCTCAATAGTGCATTCATAAATTAGGTAGCAATTACCCTCTTGATCCATATCAAACGCATCAAGAATAAGAGCCCGGTCGGGTTTTTCTACAATGATTGTCCCGTCCAGGCTCTTAACGTAAAGTTCTTTGCGTTTTTTGTGCTTCGCCTTCTTTTGATCTGCCTTAGCAATAAGATCGCTTAATTTTACTTTATTCAAAATTAGCCCTCCTGCACCGGAATGGTATCGGGGAAATCAACGTCCGACAGTGTAAACCCAAACGGGAATTCCATCTCTAATGCCTTACCTGCTTCAAAATCCATTAACGAGAGCTCATTAAACCACACATTATTTATTACCACGCGCTCGCTGGCCTTCCCCTTTGTATCTGGGTCTGCCAACTTGCCAATTAGTTGACTGCGAGGATCCGTTCCAGCTTTCCATGCATCAAGCAATTTCTTTTGACCCCGGGAAAACACTTTTTTGATTTTAAATTTCCCGTCGCATTTTACTTTGGTAATCTTGCTATCAACATCCAGGCTGCCTGCCATTTGAACATCCTCTCGATCAGGTTTTATTTTAGATTCGAAAGCTGATAATTCATAGACAAGCTCTCCATCCCACCAGAGTTGTCCCCACGTTCCGTTTATTTGCCTATAGCCGGGTACTTTTCCCATCCTTTATCCCTCCTGGTTTAACTTTTACATATAGATAGCGAAATTCAGGTCTTCCATTGCATCCAAGAACTTAACGCTGGCCTTGGCAAATACCTTGGAGCCAGTATTATATTCCTTAACCTGCTGCTCGCTCAAGGTAGTCACATCAATACCCTTACCCGTTAAATACAATCTCTGAGCATCAACATCAATTGAAACCTTATTGTCGTAACTGGGATCCAATACGTCAATCCGCTCAAGCTCCTTAAAATATGCATTAACTGCAGCAAGGAAAAGGATCTTATTGTCATAGCTGTTAATCACCTTGCCAACATAGGAGTTATCAAAGATATCATGGATATCATCCCTGACCAAATCCACTCCTTCAATGATCTTAATCTTCTTAAAATCCTCACCTTTGGTTGCTGTGGTAGTGGTCAGAGAGTTAACACCCCGGCCAATCTTTGGAGCAGCATCAACACTGGCAACCAGAATCAATTTGCCTGCGTCGATATCTTCATCCGGAGTCGCGCTCTCAGTAATACTCTCCACTTCGGCCAGCGTGTAGTAAGTGGAGCTCCGGCTGAAGGGCAGACCTGCAAAGATACCAGCCAGACGGCAACAATATTCCTCTGTGGTATATGTCTTTGCCCCTATCACCAGATCATCTGTAGCAAAATTGATGATCCCTTCATGATCAGCCACGTTATTTGGTAGCACAGCCTTAAAGGTCTTATGGTGGGTATCGCGCTGACTCTTAATCCAAGTTGCGATAGCTGCTACTTCGGCTGTTAATATTCCTGGTATAGCTAGATAATTCCATCTCTTATTTTTTAGCCTATCAAGGGCCGTATTATAATCAGCGGCATTGGTAGCAATCCTTTCGCAGATCACCTTAGAGGGTATTCCTTCAAAGGTTTTAAGGATATAATCCTTGTTTGCCGCAGTCCATTCTACGGCATCTATCTCATCAATAGTGTTATATACTTTGGTGTCAAACGTAACGTCGGTATCATCTTTTAGTATCAGTGCCACTATTCCTCGGGTGCTGCGCTGTATAGCGGTAAGCCCCTGGGTTTTAAATTCAATTAGGATCTCAGGAAGTCCCACTTTATAACTCCTCCTTCACTTCCAACTCTCTCATGAGCTCAATATCGCCCTCGATATATCCAAGTTCTTCTTGCCTGGGGTCTAAAGGTATAGTCACGGTCTCACCAGGCACATCCAGTTCAATAGTGATTCCGTCCTGGCTATCTGTAAACTGTAGCTTAAACTGATAATGCATTACGTCATCAATAATTTCAGGTTGTGGATCAATGATGCCAAGAACCCGATCTTCAACCTTCAGACCATACCCTAGAAGATCATCCAGTGCAGCAGCTATATCCCACATATCCCGGACAGGCTTACTCGCATCTGAGAAATAGCAGATATCTACCAGTATGTTCTTAGCCTGGTGAACTACGTTAACAATTAGGCCTGCTTCCGGTACCAACTGCATGAAAAAAGCAGGGCGTTTATAACCCTGCTGTATTTCCTCCCCGTAAATATTGGCATCTGGGTATTTATTTTTAAGTTTTATAGAAAGGGCATCCCGAATAGCATTATAACCGATCATACCTCCAGCTCCTTCACCAGGTTATCAAACCAGGGTTTCATATCTCCATCCCATTCCCGGTCTAATTCATCAAGACTGGTCTGCAACATATGCTGTCCAGGAACAAACCCCAGAACCGGGCCATCCTTTTTATTTTTAATGTTATGCCCGTATTCTATAAGGTGAGCATGAGGAGCTGTTGATTTCACCTCCGCTCTAATAGAGTTGTATTTCTTTTTAGCTTTAGTGCTTCTCCAGCTCTTTTTAAGGTTCCCTGTGGGCCCTTTATGGGTCTTATCTTTGCATTTTTTTCGGAGCTTTTTGGCTTGTTTGTCTATAAACACGGCCCCTTTTTCCGGATATTGATTGATTATTTTGTTGGCTTCCGCTTTCCAAACATCTACACCATAAACCTCTACGCCCATACTATCACTCCCCTGGGCCGCTTGGATTGCGTTCGATACACATTAACTGCATTTCCTGGTGGCGTTCCTCCGGATCAATTACAGCCTGAATATATAAGATGCGGTCACCATATATAACTCTCATCTCGGATGTTATTCCTGGCCGGTACCGGATCCTGATCTTTGTGGTAAGCTCGGAGTGGGTCTCAAGAGCCTGAAAGAACTCTCGTCCTCTCAGCGGCTCAACCGCCGCATATACTATACAGCTATCCTGCCAGGAAGATATCGTCTCTTTAGTATCAGGATCATCCGCAAATACCTCTTGTTGGATTTTAATCCGGTGGCGAAGATCACCCGCATTTATTGGTTTCACTCCATCACCTCCAATGCCTTCGCATGCAGCTGTCCAATCAGTCCCCTCACTCCGATATCGTTATCGGGTATTTTACCTATCTGCCCAGGATCGTCAAACCAGCGGACAAGCAGAACACTAGCAAGCATTTTGGCGGTTGGGTCAATAGAGATATCACCAGCCCAATCTCTGCCTGTCGCAGTTTTTATATAATCATCAACAAATGGCATTATAATATTTAATCTTTCAACAGGTACATCGTTTATGCTTGTATATCCTAGCATGCCAGCCGCTTCTAATTGTGTGAGTATCATATTATCACCGCCTTAAAAGGCTTTATATTATCAGGTAAACATCTACTTGTTTGCCGTTCAAGGCAGAATTCAAATCAATAGTATTCGATTCCAGGGCCGTCTCACTCACGGCAACGGTAGGAGCCGTTCCTTCCAGAGTATTATCATAGAAGGTAGCCAGGACGGTGTTATGAGCTAGTTTAAAGGGCAGGCCCAGCTTGTCGTTAATGCCAATAGATATTGTGTCTCCCTCTCCAACCAAAACCGGAACAGTAATCTTAGTCACCGTCTTAAATGCTTTTGTTCCTTCGACGGCGTTAGCCCCGTTGGCCGCAATAGTTTCAGTAATAACTTGGTCAACGTAGTTTGTGCCTTGGATCACCACGTTCCCAGCCACTCCCGCTTGGTTTCCTTTGATACTTAATGCTCTGGATACCGCAGGGTTAGTTATATCTGTTGTTATGTCCTGGGTTGCTTCCGTCAGGGTAATAGCGGCATGAACTGCGGTGTCAGTAGCTACCACGGCGTTGGCTGCACTAACCTGAAAATGAGCCAGAAATGCCCGGTCACATGATAACCCAGGGACATCGGTTTGTATTTTTTGCCCCATTTTATGATTATATGGATACATCTCTTACCTCCTGTTTTTTAATACATGATCAGCTGGCTTACATATTAACAAAGGCGGAGAGAACTAATCTCCCCGCCTCCTAGTTATAGTACGTATCTGTCATTTAGTCTAAATTCTTAAGCGCCCTTCTTTATTATTACAACGCCATTGGGATCAATAAGCTTGCCGTCAGCAATGAGAATAGCTTTATCAACCCATTCATTAGAATCATGGTCCAGATACCGATACATGGTCATCTGCATATTGGAGTTAAGTCCATAGTTTTTAAGGTTACAATAGATAGCTACTACAGCCCCATTTGCAGCATCGTCATAAGGTGCGATTACATCGTCTTCAACCTGGATTACTTCTTTCCCGCCGAACCTCTCCTGCGGACCATCAGTGATACCGTAGTTAATTCTACCTACCGGCTGGCCATTGGCGTCTACCATTCCATCAATATAGCCCTCAAAGGTACCAGAAGCCATAATAAACGCGGCTCCGGCTTTATATTTGAGGGGCATTTTTGCAAATACTTTTTTCTTCCACTGATCCCATGCTGTAAAATCAGCTGATCCCAGTGTAATGATTTGTGCTGCAGGTACCCGGGCATCCTGAGTTATACCCAATGCTTTTCCATTTCCGTCTCCACTGATGATTGCAAGGTCTAATCCCTGTACCATTGCTTCTACAATCAGGTCGGTAATAGTAGTCTCAAAACCAGTTAGAGTAACGGTATCAGCCAGTAGTGATACAGATACCTTACATTCCAGCCCGTAATAGCTGAAGGTGACATTGGTATTTGCCTGCACCTTCTTCTTATCAGAGGTCGCAGCCTCACCTATCCAGGTAGCGGTGGGCTTTAAAGAGAGTATAGGGACCGATACGCCACCCTTAATGCTGAGCTTCCTTACCCGGTTGAAAATCTGACCATATTCGGTAACTTTCCGAATAACCTCATTAAGAATAGTCGAGGGTATGACCGCAGTGACATCAGTTGATGAAGTCATAGCATCAACACGGAGTTCCGGAGTGACCTGCCCGGTTCTGGCAAACTGCATAAATGCAGTTCTATATTCTAATGTTCCATAAGGGTCATCAGGTTCTGTAGTTCTGCCAGAAGGCTGCTGGCGCTGTCCTACTCCATAGGTAGCCAGTACATTAAATGGTACGCCAGCTGCCCCTGCTACTCCTCCTCTCCCTTCGGGCCCTCCAGACGGTTCGTTTCCTGGTTCAGGCTCGTCGGGAATAGCATCAATCATACCTCTAAGTTCCGCAATTTCTCCATTGAGAGTATCAAGCTCTGTATTAATACTCCTGAGTTCTGCAATATCTTCTGTAGCATTAGCCTTAGTACCTAGTTCGGCTTTTCTAGCTTCTTTCTTGGCCAGCATAGCAAGCAATTTCTTTTTCATTAAACTCACCTTTAACCTTTCAATTTAATTTGGGCTTTTAACTTCATAGCTTCCAGCTCTGTAGAACTCCCCAGTTCTTCTGACCTTGCATTCTCCAATGCAAGTTTATCCGCACTATCCAGTGCTTCGTCACGAGCCATTATGTTTGTCTCCTCATATTGTGGAGACCACAATGCTGATATTTCATAGATCTTATTGAACTTATTAATCTCCCTTGTCGGCAAATCGGTATTTAAGTTAAGCCACTTTTCCTCTTTTACGGTAAAAGAAAAGGACATCCCGGTAACATCTTGCCGTTTTACAGCTGAATATAGAGCTTTAGCTTCTGCATTGTTTTCAACATCAAGCTTAGCTTTAAAACTTAAACCACGATCATCAACAATCAGTTGCATTGTAGAATTAATGTTGTTATTACGGCTTCGCGCCAAGGGAATAGCCTGACCTTTGTGGTGAATAAAAAGCGGCACGTCCTTTAGGTCCGCGCCATCTAGAGCTCCTCTTTTAATTATTTCCTTGAACCAATTGCCAACATTGGTTTCAACTTCGTAAGTTATTGCAAGTCCTTCAATAAGTGCACCTGGTTCATCATCCGTAGGTTCTATTGCCCTAATTTCCTGAACCTCATAATATCGTTTAAGCCTATCGTCTTTTTGTTCAGTTTGTTTGTTCATTATTCGTCCCCCCCGTTTCTTTTGCTCCAGCTCGCTTCATCTGATACTCATTTATAAGTGACTTGTCTATATAATTAAGACTCTGGGTAATACGATCTCCGCCCTCTATAGGGGGATACCCGAGCAATGCCAATTTTTGATTGTCCTTCAATAGGCCTTGTTCACCGGCTATCTTTAATAGCTCTAACTTAGCTTTTGTGCTTAAATACATCATGTCTTTTTGGTAAAAAACTATTTCATTTCCTACATCTAGTTCCCGCGGGGTAAATACGGTCTTAGAAAAGGCCTGCCCCAGGGTGATGAGTAAAGGTTCCAACGTCTTCTCATAGAAAGCCTGGTACTGTTCATCGGTAAAATCGCCTGTTAGAATCGGTACCGATACGCCATAATAGTTCAATACCTTGCTTTGTAAAAATTCTAGGGTATCTTTATCAATTAACTTAGGATCCGGTTTAAGCGGAATGTAATCGCCTTTAAGGTCCAGGGCAACTATGCCAGAATTCCCGGATGCAATTGCCATTTCAAGCCGTTCCCGTTCCTTCTGCTGTTTATCGTCATCCAGCATGGTGTTTATTCTTAATATTCCTCTTATAGAAAGGCTGGTTTTTATGGCTTTTTCTAGCCCCTGTAAAACTGTGTCATTTGTTTGCAGGACTTTCAAAAGCGCCTGATTGTCAGGCTGCCCTGAAAGGCCCCCGCCCATAATGTCATTCATCGAATATTTCTTCCGCAGGTGTATAACATCTGAATAGGCTAACGTGTATTTATCCCCGCTGGCAAAATGCAGCTCTACGAATAATTGTCTTGTTGGATCCTGTAAGAAAGTAACCTGTGACGGATTCAGCGGATAAAAGGCGGTGTAGTTCCGAGTATAGCCGCCCTTTCCGTCCGGTATTAGATTAAATACCGGATAAATAAAGGCATTGTAGTTCATATACAGTAGCCAGATTACCTTTTCAATAAAGTCGCGAGTAGTCATGAGCTCGTTTGGTGCAAATTTAAACAGCCGATTAAAGCTGCCTTTGACATTTACCTGCATGCCATTATTATCAGTCCTTATATGTCTAGGCTGAAGCTTGCTGCACTCGCTAGCTATTACATCTATGCACATCTGGACAACATCCGAAGCATAAATATTCTGCCCGAACATAGAAAAAACGGGTACATACCCGTTAAGCATTTTTGCATATTCCATCTGCGTTCGGCTGTACTTCGAGAATATATTTTTCAACATGTCTTTTAAAGCCACTTCATCACCTCACAATCTAAGGAACTTATGCCTGCCTCTTAACTAACTCAAGGAACTCCGTCCTATTATCAATGTAAATACGATAAGCAATAATCATGGTAACGCTTCCATCTATTTTTTTATCATCTTTACCTTGGATTTTCACAGGCATAATTTCCATTTTGGAATTCATATTAAGCGCTGTATTTTCCAGGCAATACTTGTCAATCGGGTTATCGTTATAATTAATAAGGTTGCTCTGCAAATCGCGCTCGACAAGACGCATAGGCTCTGACATGCTACCAAACTCCTGGGCTACTCTTTTGCATTCAAAACCGAAATCTTCTTCCATTTCCTTGACCCAATATATAGCACTCCACTTGTCATAGCCCGTTTTATAAAACTTAATTCCATAGCCTTTATATAATCCAACAAACCACGCAGTAACTAATCTAAAGTCGTTTTCATTCCCAGGTGAAACGGTTATTAAACCTTGCCTTATCCATTCTTTGAACTTGGGCAAATCTTCTTTAGGCAAATTTTCAAGCTTCGATTCTGGAACAAAGTACTGTTGCAGCATGTACTTTTTACTGCTCCCATGTTTCATCATCATGGCTCTTGCGCTTGCAAGGTCTCCAGACTTTGACAAGTCCACCGCCCCTATCGCAAAGCAGTTTCGGAATTCTTCTATGTCAAACACTTCCGGGTTGTTAATATCTTCTGCTGTCAGCCAGGCCGTAGCGTTGTTCTGTTTTATGTTAAAGTCTTTAGCCAAGACAAAGGCCCTGGTTGATTTACTGGTTTTCGCCTCCTCTGTCATCTGCCTGAGGTAGCTCCACTTTTTAATTGTTCCTAACCCGGGATTACTTTTGGTCCAGGTTTTTTCATCCTGCCATATTTCAGTCTCGTTATCCTGAGTATAGATCCATATAAGCCAGCGTGGCCGTTCTAGTTCTCCATCCAAAACCTGCCGCGCCTCTTTTATGCGGTGATCAAGATAGCCATCATTAGTGAACCCTTCGGTAGTTAGTTCAAAGTATAGTGGCTCATCCTGGGTAGATAAAGCCTGCCGTATTGGCATGATTGATGTATCATCTTTGAGCTCATGCACCTCGTCAAAGGATCCGATACCAATATTGCGGCCCTCTTTTGCCCCAGTTTTGGATGATATCTTACGGATATTACCCTTGTTTTTATATGAAAACTTGCCGGTACTCTTTGGCTTCTTAGGGTTACCAAAGAATATCCCTTTAATATTTTTCCTAGTTACCTTACTTACTGCTGGGCTTTCCTCTCGCATTGCAGCGATGGCTTGGAACATGAGGTCCGCCTGCTCGTAATCATTGGATGAGCATAGTATTTTGATACCTTTAGGGCCACAAAAAAACTCCGCCAGGTCGATAGCTGCGACCAACGGAGTCTTACCATTTTTACGCCCAATCAGTAGAAGAATATCTTGATATTTCCTTACCCAATGCCCAACTTCATCGTCGTATATCTTGAATATATAAATAGCTTCGATAAAAGCCTTCTGAAATAACATTAAGATAAATGGCTTGCCGGCAAATGGTGCCTCGTAGTGTTTACACTGTGTTTCAATAAACTTAATGCGTTTATGAGCATCCTCAAATTCTATCTTTATGCTAGGGTCCTTAAAGTTGTCCAATAACATATCCAGCTGCTGCATCAGCTCATGGCCGATAATTATCTCACCCGATTTACATTTACCTATGTATTCGAGCAACCATAAGTGTACATCAGCGCAAGGAACGCCAGCGTTATATATACCATTCGTGAGGTCAATCATTAATTATCGCCTCTCGCTCCTTACTCAAATTCATCCAATTCATCATCAGGCTCTATAAGGTTTTTACTCAAGACCCCATTCAGTGTCTTAATAACCACTGCGTAACTATTTACGTTCTTCAAGTATTGTTTTGCTGCTTCCACCGGTTTCTGGATCTCCGGGTGCTCAGGATGAGCTTTGACCATACCTGTTGCAGTGATCACCTGTTTAAGTGCATGATTTTCAGCTTTTAGGAAAGCTGCGTCCTCGATGAGGCCTTCAACCAGGTTTGCCTTGGATGGCTCTACATCTTTAAATATATCTTTAAGTTTTGCCAGTTCTTTTTGGTATACCTCGTGTCTTGACATATTTGTAAAAGCCTCCATAGATTTTCAAAATTTTCGGTTTGTGTGCGAAAAGGGTATTAAGGCGCGGTCCTGGTGAAAACCACCCTTTTTCTTTGACGGGGGGGCTATGCCACGTACTCCTCAAACCATTTCCTAATGTATCCGGCCCATTCATCCCGCCGGTACCGCCTCGCCTCATCAAGCTCAAGTCTCCGTAAGCATTCATCTATGCTCACATCACAGAATATAAGTTCAGCTCCCAGATTATCGGCCAGCTTTTCCCGCTTGTATCGATCAGCATAACCACCAATAACCCAGGCGTTGTTCCATTTACCATACCTAGTCTTGATATTATCCAGCAGCTGATTGTGTATCCCTCTTACATTGGCTAGTAAATTATCCGGTTTATCATAACCAGGTAGCATTGATACCGCAGCATAAAGCCTATCCATATCAATAACCAGATCGCCACGATGCATATGCTCCCTTACATATGTTTTCTTTCCGGCCAGTGGCGGTCCATAAACAATACAAACCTCCTTGGTTGGTCGATATCCAAACCTCTTATGAATCTGATTATGGCATTCATGATGCACAACTAGTATATTGTCAGGATTAAGGGCAATGGTTACATCATGGACATTCTCCGGCGTCAGCTCGTTTATGTGATGAAGGGTTAATTCTGCAGCTGTCAATACTAACTGTCCACAATGCTCACATCGTAGGCTGCGTTGGTTAATGATCAGCATTCTGAACTTCTGCCAGGCCTCGCTAGCATAGAAGCTCTTTAATATCGCGTATTTAGCCATATTAAAACACCTTCATCTTGTCAATTTCTTTCGCATGCTCTAAACGCTCACGTTCCAACCTAAGCTTCTCTTCTTCAATCCTACGTTTATGCACATCAGGTAGTAAATCCAGATATTTCTCTAACTTCTCCAGGGCCTTCATCTTGTCATGGAGCTTAATACTTACTCCACTTTTCCCCTGCCTTATTTCTTGGATGACAGTACCATCAACCTGATCTTTATCAATCAAGTCAACGGTATTTATTTTTCGTTTTATTGGTTCTCCACCGCGACTAACCCCTACTAAGATTTCCTTTTGCCCAAATTCAATGTAGTCAGATAAGTCTGCAAAGGCAATCTTTAAGTATTCAAGTAACACTCGCTGGGAAGTAATCCCCAGGTTCATCGTGACCAGATCCATCTGGCGTTTTATTTCTACCTGAACTGAAGTTTTCTGAAGTAACTGATAGCCTATTTGACTTGCTGTCTTTTTACTGTAACCCACAGCCATAGCGGCTCGAGTAGCATTATAATCTCTAAGATACTCAGCAACAAAAAGCACCTGTTTTTCGGTGAGCTCAGGTTCTTCGCAATTAATTTCTTTTTTGGTTTTTTTATCTGGCTTAAGGGAGCCCCTCTTATTAGTAACGTTACCTTTCGCCATTGATAACGTTACTTTTTCTATCTCATCCCAGTTGTCCTGACTCTTCCACTTTCGGATCTGGGTATCGGATACACCAAGAGCAGTAGCGATATTCTTCAATTTAACGGTCCCGCAACTGCTCTTCCACATTTCATATGCTTGTTTACGTTTATCGCTCTTCTGCCTGGGCATTACATATTCACCCACCTCCCCCAATGAAATTTAGTAAGTATCTATAGATCATCTTTCTGAAGTTCCAAGTCAATTTCAATAAGCTTTTTCAGATCATCCACTGTCTGAATTTTTATAAGACCAACCTGAAAGTCTTTAACCCACTGTGCAATTGCTGCTTGTATTACCCTACGGTATTTGGTCTTAGATTCCATAATCTCTTTAAGAACCCCAAGTTCGTGTTCGAGTAGTAATTCCTCTTCAATACCCCCTGAACATTTGTTCGTTTTTCTTATTGCAGTCACCCCCAACATTCTTATAGAATGGGAAAAGAGATAGTGCTTTTTCTCATCCGCGGCCGCGGGGTCACACTATCTCTCTGCGCCAGGGGTAACCTGGTTAAAGGGAGGATGTTGCTGCATCCTCCCTTTAACACTTCTGCCCGTTAGTTATTGATGATGGTATAATACTAATAAGTTGGTAGGTTAAGACCATCTTATTTATTAAAGGAGGTCATGGTATGGCAAAAAGAAAATGGACAAATGAAGAAATTACAGAATACAGAAAAAATAAAGGTTCTATTTTCTACTATAATAAGGAGGATTCCAACTTCCTTGTTCCAAAAGCATGCGGATTTGGTTCAACACTTAATTGGGCAAACCCAATTTCGTGGATAGTTGCTTTAGCAATTCTTGGTGCCATTATTTATCAAATTATTTAAATAACAATACTTAAATAAAGATAGCCCCAACTCTTATCTAATTGTTTACCTTTATGCCCTTCTGTCCAGTGAATTCTTCCCACCTGTGAACAATGACATCGCAATATACCGGATCCAGTTCCAGGCCATAACATATTCGTCCTGTCTGTTCAGCAGCTATTAATGTGGAGCCGCTCCCAAGGAAGCTATCTAAAATGATGTCTTCGCGCTTACTCGAATTTCTTATAGCCCGGGCACATAATGGTATAGGCTTCATGGTCGGGTGTTCAGCATTACGCAATGGTTTATCAAACCGCCAAATTGTTGTCAATGAATCATCACCCTGGTTCAACACCTCATAGTCTGCTACCCGTATAGAAACTGTTTCAATTCCGTTAGAAAAAGTAATTATTTTACCTTCGTTATCTTCCCGAACTGTTATACCTTCGGACTCATCGATTATAGTACTCTGTTTTCGTCCTCCATACCATTTGTGCTTAGCGCCAGGTTTCCAACCATACAAGATAGGTTCATGTCTTGCTTGATAGTCCATCCTACCAATAACGAACTGGTTCTTGACCCAGATGATACACTGCTTGACCAACCAGCCAGCATCTGCCAAGGCTGTTCTGAAATTAATCCCTTCACTCTCTGCATGGCAAATATAAAAGGCTCCGCCCGGTTCGGTTGCCCTTAGCATGTTTAAAAATGAAGCCCGGAGAAATTTATAAAACTCATCCGGGCTCATCTTGTCATTCATGATTTTTAGTTTGTCTTTGGTACCACCGGTATAATCAACGTTATAAGGTGGATCAGTGAATACCATACTGGCCTGACTACCGTCTATTAACTTGTCTACATCTGCCTGCGCCGTTGCATCACCACACATTATCCGATGCCGCCCCAGTTGCCATATGTCCCCGGGATTCGTCTCCGGTTCAACTATACTTTCAATTGCTGCTTCGAGGTCGAAATTATCTTCTTTTGCCTCAGGCTGAAACTGTTCAAAGATATCACCGATTTCCACAGTATCAAACCCAGTAAGCTCAATATCAAAAGCCCCGGTATTAAGTTCCTCTAAGAGTTCCTTCAACCGGGGCAAATCCCAATCACCACTTATTTTATTTAGAGCCAGATTAAGAGCCTTTTCTTTATCTTCTGGGAGATCAACAACCGAGACTTCAACCTCTTCTCGGCCCAACTCCTGCAGGACCTTTAACCTCTGGTGGCCGCCAACTACGTTGCCAGTTCGTTGGTTCCATATGATAGGCTCAATGTAGTCAAATTCCAGAATAGACTTTTTAAGCTTTTCGTATTCCGGATCCCCACGCTGCAAATCTTTACGAGGATTATATTGGGTAGGATTTAGCTCAGATATGGCCTTTAATATAACATTCAATTTAATATCTCTCCCCCAAAAAAGCAATAGAGCCCAAAGGCTCTAAATAAAGCGTATTATATATTCAACATTCTAGCAATTAACCACGGATTACTCAGCTTTTAAATTATGCATCTCATTTATTGAGTTATACCTTTTCCAGACCTTTTCCCTCTTCCTACCCGAATATACTTTTTAACCCCACGCCCTTTTTCTAAAGCACTAAAAGCTGCTTTCCCCATCTCTTTTCTATAACTATCCATTTCTTCGTTACTGATGTATCTAGGCGCCGGCATAGTAACCATCTTCATAAAAATCACACCTTTACTTAAATAATTTTGGTAAATTCCTATTTATAAAATAGCAAAAGTCATAAATTTCTTTTTGCCATAACTCATGACCTTTAAGTGAAATGGATGCAGAATCCTTACTGTCGATTTGAATAACACTAGTGACCTGGTTGGTTTTATAATCTTTTATCGGAACACACATACAGAATCCAAATCCACTTTTAATTCTATGATCAATATCGTAATCCTTGGAACTGTTCCTTAGGTCATCTTCCCATACTATTTTTGTTTGCTCGATTGCTTCGAACATCATATTGAACGAACCGGGCGATATATTATAAGAAAACCTTGTATTAGCATCTTTACATAAAAATGAATAGCTACGCACAATAAACCTTTTGGATGACTGCCTCCCGTATAATTTATTCTTTACATGATTAATATATGATATTAGATTGTTTTCTGCAACCCCTATCCTAATATCAAGGTTTTTAGGGAATATATTGCCTTCTATCTTTGTTATTTTTCCCCTTATCATATGCAGGAAGGTTTCCGTATATTCCGTTACTAATTTATTCCTCTGTTGAGTGCAGCAATCTAATTTATAACGATAATAGACTCGGCCAACTGCTAAAAAAACTACCGTATATGAAAATCCCAATAAAACCATTGCTAGTTTGCCCTTTTCATTTAAAATAATTGTAGCAAACCACAAATTGTATTGTGAACGAGACAGTAGTCCAATAAATGTCAGAGAAATAGGAGTAATGATATTAAGAAATAATAAGCTGGCCTTCATCAATTTTTTGTTCATAAAATTCTCGACTCCTTGGTTTCAACATATCTTTCAATATGTCTTAAAGAATATTCTACAAATGGTGAAATTACCCTTTTTTTATTTGCACTTTTTTATAAACTCCAAACACCATATCATAGAAAGCCGATCTGAACCTCAATATTTAGCCTGATCTCACGTGTTATCCCTCTAACACAAAAAGCCGGTTCTTACGAACTGGCCCTTGTGACACTTTTTCTATTATAAAAATCATATCATAGCAAATGGACACGTGAAAAGGACAACTTTTGGACACACTAAATGGACATCATAGTGCATCAACCCCATATAATCTCACAGCCACTCTTCGCACTAATCTGCCGCGGTTTCTCCGCACCGTGCGAGGGTCGCAATTCAAGTTTTTGGCTACAGCTTCATCGTCTAATTGTTCAAAATATTTAGCCTCTAGTGCCCGATAATATGTATCACTTGTCAAGGGGGCAAGTGCATCCTCAATTAATTCTATTTCGTGTACGTTCTTAGCAATAGTCGCCTCTATATCCTTTGCTAATGCATCAACTATTTCTTCTTCGGAAAGGCGCTGACCGCTGTATTTGAATCTGCAAATATCTTTACTGCGTCCTTTCGTACCATGGTCTAACAGTTCTAGTAGGCTTTCTTTATCCTGGTCCACCTTTTCTCTAATATCCGGCAAGGCATATAGTCGACGTTCAGTGGCCTTGTAAGCATCAAATTTAGCCTGTTCAACCTGTACTGCTTGTTTTCTCCCTGCTTCAATACCTGCGTTAACCGCTTTTATTATTGCAGCTTCAATGTTCAACTCCTTATCCCCTCCTGTCCAATCCCCTAAATCTAGGCTCTCTTTCTGCTCTCCCCGTAATACTGCAGGTGCTTACATAAGCCGCTAGGGTTCTTCTGCTTTTCGGGATTAGTGCACCCCTTTTCCATCAAGACCTTCTTCGATAAATCAATTCCTAATAGCCAGCAATAGGCAACTGGCGCTGGTTTCTTTTGTTCAATCACCCCGGCATATCTTACACCTCCGTGAACCAAAGTTCGGGGTACCTGGCCAGGAGTAACTTTTTCTTTAATAGATACTCCTTCGTTCGGTAACCCTTTGTATCAACAATCTCCACCCGGCCATCCGGATAGATTACTTTAAAATCTGCAATGTACTTGATCTCCCTAACCTTTTTGCCGCCACGCCTGTAGCCTTCCTGGATAATAAACTCTGGCTGCAGTTCAAAACTAACAATCTCCCCAGCCCTTAAACAAAGTTTCAGTTCTCCATAATATTCAGCTTCTCGTTTACTTGCGAACCGGATTCCGTCCACAATTGTCCTACTGGCATTATATTTATGTTTCTTGGGAGGCGGCCCGGGGTACTTATCCCCGAGCAGCTTCCGAGCTTCTTCCTCAGAAATCCGGACCATCTTCTACTTCACCACCCGGAGATTAGACTCTGGGAAAAGCGTAGGCGGCCCCTGTATGCTGTCCCAGTTGGTAATAGAATCATCCAGCAAATCAGGGATGCGTGCCCTGGTATTTGGCCAGTTAGCCCCCAACTTCTCAATCATGTTTATAAAATCATCAATGTCATGGCCCACTAGGTCAATCTTCGGGGAATCACCATCCATGGTCAGCTGAATGTGCCGTAACTCATGATAAATGACTGCCACGATCTGTTCCCTGGACATTCCCGCCACGTTTTCTTTAAAGATCTCAATCATGTATTCGAATTGCTTCCCGGTCATCTGTTGGATGATTTGTTCCCAACGTCCTGGGATTTTACTTATTTGAGCGAAAACCGTCTTATGGCTTTTCTTTCTCTCATCCTCAGTATTTTCAACAAACAGAATGTTCTTCACAGGAGCATATTTAAGTTCCGGGAACTTCTCAACCAATTTCTCTGCAATTGGCCGGTAATATTCGTTGATAAAGTACTTCCCACTCCATTCATCCACTACAACAAGGTTCCTGGCTTGTGACATATAAAATCCCCCTCTCAATTACGCCCTACTTTGTGTTCGTTTTGACCACACACACTATCCAGATTGCCTTTTTAGTTCTTCAAGTACCTCAGGCGGTACATAAAACTCATAGGGTCCTCCTGGCGGTGAAGCCCTGTTTTTAAACTGCTGACCAGCAGCTTGTTTCTTTTGTTCTTGGTGCCGCTTCTCAAGATCCTCCACATCCTGAACACACTTAACTCCTTTGTCATTCCAGTTGGTAAGGATCCCGCTGATGTACTTACACGATCGGTTATTACCCAAGACAGCTATGTCCAAGGCATGCTCTATTAACTCAGCACTATGCTGCTCCAACCAGTACTGTATTCTTTCTGCCTCTATAGGGTTCAAGGGCCTCCCAAAACCTTTTTCAAATCTTTCAACAACCTGACGACTACGACTTTCAAGTTCTTCTGGGTTGAATTCTGATTCTCGATTCTCGGTTGGAGGGGTTGTAGTTATAGTTGTAGTTCCGGTTATAGTTCCGGTTATAGTTCCGGTTCCGGTTCTACTACTACACGCCCCCTCTTTGTCCGGTACTTGTCCGGTACATGTCGTGGGCATGTCTTTTATTTGATAATAACTTTTATTCCGCGTGTCGCCCTTGACCCATATAACCCAGGGTGGTAGGGGAATACTTGCCTTTGATGGTGGTGTTGGTTTATCAAGAGTCTGATGCTTGTGAAAATTAACTAAAAACAAATATGATTTACCATGCTCCTGGTAAGGTATTAATTTACCTTCATCTATCATTTCATTACGCCATTGGTTAATAATTTCTACGTTAATATCAGAATCCAGTGGAGAGGGGAAGAGGTTAATTTTGAACGCAAAGGGACTATCTTCTATGCATCCACTATCGTCGGCCAGTTGCGCTAATCCTATATAAAAAACTCTCTTATCCCTAGTCCATTGAAGTAAATCCGGATCTGTCCAAAACGTAGCCTTGATTTGACGATTATGTAACCTCAACCTTCCTCTCCCCCTTAAACTACTCCTCTAGCAATCCTGCTTTAACCCTGGATGCAAGCTGCTCATCGCTGGCCCGCATCCAACACCAGCCCTCAGGCTTGTCCTCAACGCACTTAACCTTAAATTTACCCCTGATCTTTATCTGGGTACAGAACGGATCCTGAGTCTTATATGTCATACTGCTGCCTATTCTATTCCGCCTCTCTGGCTGCCAGTGGGCGCAGGTACCGCAGCATTGTTCAATTACACTCACACCCTACCCCTCACTTCCTATTCCTAAAACATTGCCACTTGATAAATTGGCTTTTGCTTTTCCAACCTTAATAAATATCTAACTCTTGCCCTTTGCTCCGCTTTTCTATCGTTGCCAGGGCTTAAACGAGTCTGCTTGTCCCTAAATTTATATACCCACCAAACACTGTCCACGCTTTCAAAAGGAAATTGCGTTATTATTTTGGCATTCGTGATCCCCAGTGCATGGAATCTGCCTTCTGGGTGCAGGCTAAATATTTGTCTAAACCACTGCTCTTTTACGGTTGTAGGTTGTCCTACGGTCCCGCCCAATCCAATTAAGGAATATTTTGCAACTAACATCTCCAGTAGTTCCATTGGTTCTCCAAAATGGAATACCGGTATCGGGCCAAATCCTGCCCGCTCCATGGTCCTTTGGTTCATCGCTGTTGTTTCAGGGTCTCCAATTACATCAAGATTGAAATAGGTTTTTATATCGTTCTTCTTTAACCAGGACATATAACTATCCAACTGTAAATCTAGTCCCCGCTTCCACATTGAAAAAGCGCCGCTATCGGCTATAATCTCAATCCCATATTGCCGATACAATTGCCAACAAGTCTCAGTTGGTGGTTCTGCAAAACTAATCATCACCCGCTTACCACAGGCTGATGCGAGCGTATGGATTGCATTAGGCCTCTCGGCGGCTCCGAAGTATACTACCACTACTCTAATATCCTTACTTCAATCGTTCTTCTTCCCCACTGAATTGCTTGATAATCGTCCTCCATATATATATCTAGTTTGTTGCCTTTGATTGCTCCCCCAGTATCTTCGATTACTCCATATCCATAACCCGGAATATAAACCCTTGTACCCATCGGTAGTACTCTTGGATCGGCTGCTACAGTTCCAACCTTAGGCCAGGTACCGGAAGTAGTTTTTTGACCAGTCCATGTATAGGCTGTAACCTCAAATATTACTTGCTGGCTTCCCGTGCTGCTCCTACTTCCTTCGGGATTGTCAGTACGTCTCCGGGCCGGAGATACTCCCCCAGGTGGTTCACCTTTTCTATCTGATGTATAACCTCCCGGGGATCCTTATTTGGACAGTTTGTCTCTGCGATACTCCAGAGGGTCTCGCCCTCCCGGACGGTAATTTCCGTTTGTATAGTCTCGGGCTTGTCCGCTTGGTGTATTAAATAAGCCGATAATAAAAGCATGGCTGCGATAACAATTAAGACTAATCTTGCTAGCCCAGGCCTTGAGCCTATAATTGGTCTTTTCACTAGGTCCCCTCCCTTTGCTTGGCTACTCAGCCTCCCATGCAAAAAGACTAGGTCAGAGCTGTTAAGCCTGACCCTGGCCTTCAAAAAACATATCAATCGGGTCTGCTCCCTGTTGTTCCTTCTCTTCAACTACAGTAGCGGTAGTATCTACCGTTGTAGCTCCGCTGGATGGTCCATCGTCCGTAGAATTGTCTACATACTCATAAGTCCCGTCCTCATGCAGCAATGTATCGTCACGCTCAAAGGCCGTCTGCAATTCGATTGACATAATACCCCACTTGCTGATGATCTGGCGCAGCATGGTCTTGTATGCCATTCCGTCAAAGTCCTTATACCAGAAGGATGAATATTTCCAAAGATCCTTCTTCGGTATCTTGCCTTCGAGCAATTGCTGGTAAGAGTCGGCGCTAAAAGCCGGACTGTATTTGTCGGCATGAAGCATCATTTTCTTTCTACTCCAGTACATTGCTTTTCTAAATCCGTTCTGATACTCAAACATTGCATAATATCCGATAGTAGGAGCTGATTCCCTCGCTTCTTCGTCCTCAATAATGACTGCCTCAATAGTTTCATTAAGAGGGTCAAATCCCTGTAATTCCCCTTCTTTAAGAGCCAAAACATTAATTTTTTTGTAATATCCGGAGCGGATTGCAAGTTGAATATAGCCCTTATATCCCAGTTGGAACTGTGCCGTGATGCTCACGACATTTCCTTCTTTGTCATATTTCTTGTACGGAACCATGTAATACTGTCCAAGTTGTGGGCTGGGGGAAAGCTTAAGGCTCTCCCCTAACAAGGCAGCAGAAAAAATGGTTGAATGATCGCATTCGGCAAGCGCAGGATTCACAGATACAGCAGATACTATCGAAGCTATAAACCGCTGGCCGTCCTTAGCCCCGATCATCTGATTAATCCTGTTCTTTATGGCATCCTTCGTAAGATACGCAGATATATTCTGATGATTGGCCTGTTGCTGTTGAACCAGATTATTTTTAACTGCCATTCTCCTAAACCGCCTTTCTATCTTCTTCTGGTTTTCCGTATTTAACGCCGTTGGTAACAAAGAATTGCCTTAAGGATTTTAGTTGCTCTACAGTGGCCCAAACTCTAAAGTCCACCATATAAACTTTTTCTTCTTGCTTGGGTGTCTGAGCTGGTTCTAGCTTGATAGGTTCTTGCTTAGGTGCCGAAGCAGATACCGTTAATGGCGGCTGCTCCTTCTCCCGCTGTTCTTTCGCTCTTTGAGCCTTTTCCTGCTGAAGTCGTTTGTGTTCGGCTATTTTGGCTGCCTGTTCCTCGAGTCTTTTTTTCTCCTGTAAAGCAGCGGTCAGATCGAAGTTCTTCAAGTAGGTATCCTTGATTTGTAGTTCATACTTGGATTTCAATTCATTGATAACTTGCAGGTCACTTTCTACCTTGCAAAACAGGTCCATGATTTCCTTCTCAATATCCGCGCCCTTGTAAGTAGCGTTGAGCCACTTCTGATTGAATATCCGATCAAACGGTACCAGGTCAGCTAATTCTCCAACCCTGTCAGCGTAGAATGTTTTAATGCCTTCCAGTTTTTCATCCTTCTTGATCTGCTCGTATGCTTTGACCTGACTGTCTATTGCCAGAATGGGCTTGTCGATCATGGCAACTATATCTTTTATCTTGGACTCAAAGTCCTCATATGGCTTCAGGCATTGCTTTTTAATCTCTTTGCGCCTAGTTTCGATGGCATCCTTAAACTTGTTGAGGCTTGCCCGGTCGGTTTTGGCCTCTTTAATGTTTTCCTCGCTATACACAAGGCCGTTGTACTTTTCGAGCCTGATCGCCAGTTCCTTTTTTATTTCCTCATCATTAAATTTAATATCCGTTATAAATTGATCGTCAGTAGGCTGGTATATGATCAATTCCATAAAACACATTCTCCTTTCTTATATCGGGGGCAGTACCAAATTAGGCTTTTTATCCTTTTCAATGTACTGCCAGAACTCAATTTCTTTGGTTAAGAGGTAATCCAGATCGTCCTGCACTTCTGCCCGTTCGATTGTGTAATGCCTTGTGTTAAGTCTGACCTCATCGCCGTAAACGGTTTTTAGCTGCGCCTTTAATATTGCAAAATCCCAACCGGTAGCCAGCAGGTAATGAAGCACTTGAATGTAGTAGTTATCAGGTATTTTGTCATTCCACTTCTTACGGTGCATTGAATTGAGTAGCTCTGTAGTTTTAATCTCGAGAATACCTTTCCGGCCAGTTTTTAGTTCAACCAGTTCACCGTCAAGGGTTCCGGCTATATATGGATATTTATAATGGCAAATAACCTTGTAGTCCTTATTAAGCGAAACCCCATATTGAGGATGGTCTAAGGCGAATAATGCAGTTAGATATTGTTCGGCCTGGATGCCATATTGGACATATGGCTTGTAACCTATGTCTTCCGGAACGACTCTGCCGGTTTTCTCCTGCCAAACCTCAATATTGGTTTTATAGGGATTCAGGCCTACAATGGCCGAGGCATCAGAGCCGCCTAAAAAGTACTTCCTGTTCTGCAACCATTCTTCGCGGCTCATTTCTTGACTCTTTGCCAGGGCTAAAACCGTCATGTTTTTCACCTTCTTGCTGTTGATTAAGGATATTTTCGCGGTTAAGATTATCAGCAAATTCTTCTTCCCAAGGATCGAACTCAATTTCAAGGCAGCTAGTCATTTATGCCGCCTGCCTCACCATTTTTTTCAATCTATCTTGTAGAATGAACATATAGCCAATCATCCTACCAACCAGCAAAGGATAAAAATCTTCACTCCGGTTTTTCTGTGATAAACTTTCATCCACTTCATCTATGCAATCTTCGATTTTCATTAATATTTCTTTTAATTGCTGTTCCATGAGTATCCCTCACTTTCTATTTATGGCCCCCAACCGTCCAACGCCAGTTGAGAGCCGGATGTTGATTTCATATAAATACAGTTACTCTAACATTTTGGAATATTTCCGCCGAATCAAAACATTCATAACCCTCGGCCTTTTTGTATTTACCATACGGCAAACCTAAACAAGGACTTATTTTATTAATGACGGCTTCTGCTTTTTCTCCTTGGTGATGAATGTGAATACTTATTTTAGGATCTGCGCCAGTAGCTTCCTTGATTGCATTAATAAATGCTTGGTAAGCTTCTTTGATCTGGTTATCCACTCTATTTCCTCCTTTTTTTATATGGCCCTCAACCGTCCAACACCAGTTGAGAGCCGGATGTTGATTTCAATTGAATAACTGTTTAAGTTCCAATCTACTGAGTAAATCACTGACCGCTTCCAAATCACCTAGTCGACCGCCAAAGTCTACTGAGTAAAATCCGTCTGAACATTCATAAATAAAAAGGTTGTATTCTTTGCCACCTATATCTACCTTTGCGGTAGTAAGTTCACTAGTCTGAATTACGTTCTCAATGCGTTTTTTATCCATTGTTATCTCCCTAAAAGATTTGTTATAATGAAGTTGCAAATTTTATCTGGCCGCTTCGAGCGGTCTCTTTTCTTTTCTGGTATATAATACTGCCAGGGCCGCCCCTATTAACTCCTGCAGTTCTGTTTTAGTTTTTTCCCACATAGACATCTCGGTACTATCAACTTCGCCGTCGCACGCTATGGAGATCAGGTCACCTTCTATGATTCGCATGTCTCGGCTTTCCTTCTGTAACCTAAGAACTGCCCTGGGTAGCTCATCCAGGCATATGCCAGGAAGAAATCGTCTACCGACCTCGGTGTTATGCTTTAAATGCAGGTAGGCCAACTCGGGGGCGTTATAAGTCTCAATCATCCGACAAACAACATCGTCCCCTGGGATAGTACGTCCGGTTTCATAGTCTGATAGCGACCTGGTTGAAATATATAAATGTTCAGCTGCAGCTTCTTGGTTCATTCCTGCATTATCTCTGCTGGTTTTATAGATGTTTTTACACTCCTTCTTCATTCCGTCTCACCTCCTCCCATGTGATAATAATGGTATAAACCTCTTCCCCTTCACCCCGGCTGCTTGGCCAGGTGGCCGGGGTGTTTACCCCCTCCCTTTAGGCTGCCGGTGGCTTCTTGTCACCTAACTGTTTAATCTGCTTTAGTAGTGCTCTCCTATAACCAGGGGCGGCTCTTTTCGCTGCTTCAGCGACTCTCTCTGCATCTGGTATGATGATGACTTCCACACTTGTGGGGCTTGACATGTTCGATTCACGTTTTGACATTTTATATCACCTCCATTGCAGGAATTTATTTCCTCCTCGTTTAATTTAATAGCTACAACACCATTCAATTTTATGAGGAGGACTTACTATGGCTGATATTGAAGTTGGCTTTACACAATTCATCGATTTTACACTTAAACGCGATGTCTCCAGAGTTAACTATGTCCGTAAGGTTAAAAACCAGGAAGAGTACAACCCCGCTTTTGATTTTTGGCGTAAGCTAAGAGAAGAAATTAAGCGTATTCATCAGACTGGAGACGATATAAAACTTCTTGATAACCTTCTTCGAGATTTGACTGAACGTAAGATCAGTCAGTATACACATGCTATTGAACAATACAAAAAATTCTGTCGTGGCAAAGATATTAAATGGTTTGATGTTGGCCATTCTTCATGGATCTATGATCGTTTACTAATCCGTTCCACCCCTGAAATGGGTTTGAATATTGATGGTCATCCATATTTGATAAAGATGTATTTCAAAGAACAAAAAGAAAAACTTGATACCCGTAGAGCTCAATCCTTATTAACTTTAATGAATGACTCAATAGCATCTATAGAAATTTCAAATATTAAACATGCACTATTGAATATTAAAAAAGGTAAGCTCATCCCACTTGAAAAAACTGTGGATACTCAAATGAAATTAGCTCTAGAAGATCAGGCCCAAAGCTTTATTCATCTTTGGGATAAAGTCTAATTTGATTTAGTCATCAGCCAACTCCGTCATGATCTGAGCGCAGTTCTCGCAAATCCATTGATCATTTTCTAATGCAAGAATTGCGTTCTTTTTCTTGCAGACAACACAAATGTGCTTTTTCATACTTCACCTCCCTCTTTTCAAAGAACGTTTAACTCCACTTCACCATAGGTATTACCCGCAGGTGCCGGTAGAGTTAAGTCTTCCTCTAAGAGTTCCAGAACCGAAACTCCTAATCCATTGGCAAACAAGGGGATTTCAGCTCCGGTTACCCTACGTTTCCCTGCTTCGACTTTACAGATTTTGTCATGCGATATTCCCGTAATTTCGGCTAGTTCAATCTGACTAATGCACTTGGATTCCCTAATAGCTCGAATTCTTTTTCCTATCATAGTTATCACCTCATGGTTGCGACTTGCGCAACCTGTTTTTATTATTGTAATATGCGCAATTCGCAATGTCAAGACCATGTTTGCGATTTTGGCATAATTAATGTTTCTTTTTTCGCAAACCGGATATACTTGTAATTAGGAGGGTAAGGTAAAAGATGGAAAATATTACTGCTCAAAGAATTAAAGAGGAACGTGAAAGTAGAGGCTGGACCCAGGAATATTTGGCTGAACTACTCGGTTTACGCGACTCAAGTTATATTTCAAAGATTGAAAAAGGCAAACGAAATGTAACGCCAGATGAAGTGGTAGCCTTAGCGGATATTTATAATTGTTCTGTTCATTACTTACTAGGAACTACCAGTGTTAAAAATGTTATTCAAATCAATAATCCAGAGAAATTGGAAACTGCTCCAACTGATAGTCTAACTATTAAAGTCAGCCACCTTCCCATACTCGGAACCATTCGAGCCGGGCTCCCGATTCTGGCCGATGAGAACATTGAGGGTTATCTTGATGTGCCCGAATCTATGCGAGCTGATTACGTTCTACGGGTGGTTGGTGACAGCATGATAGGAGCCGGTATACTAGATGGAGACTATGCTGTTTGCAGGGAAAGCCAAGAAGCTAATTCCGGACAGATTGTTGTAGCTATTAAGGATATCGATACCGGGTACTCGGAGGCCACATTAAAATATTATTATAATAATGGTAATGGATATGGTCCATTGCTTCGACCAGCCAACCCAAATTACTCAGAATTATCTATGAGTGATGGGTACCGGATAGCAGGAGTCATGGTAGCCCTGGTTCGCCAGGATGCTCCCGGGTATCAGGTGTATAAAGACTACCTGGCAGTAAATGACTCGGAAGAGTGGACGGAAGTTATAGAACTAGCAACTGAAGCAGGTCTGAAGGTCAACCAGGTAAAGGAAATCTTATCGGGACAGATCGAGATTGCCAAAAAATTACGAGGTTAACAGAAACAAAATATAAATATTGCCATATTTGATTGATGTATTTCTAGTATTTTGGAGGCCATTTAGGTAAGCATTAAGATTTACAAAAGCCATTATTTAGGTATATATTAAAAAAATGATAATGTATGATGACGAGCTAAAATAGGCACAGAATTGTTTCCATTTCATTAGGTAAATCTAATAAAGTCCTTAATATCGGTACTTTCAGAGCCTGAACAAAATCAAAAAATAATTTTTTCGAAAAAACTGCTGCATGTGCAGCGGTTTTTTTATTTTATTGTAATTACTTTTATATTTATTTTTATTGTTACTATAATAATTAGTTTTTGGTATAATATAGCATATTTAATGAAAGGTAGTGGGAGCCTTTGAAACCAAAAAAAAGATTAAATGAGCTATTTACCGCACCTGCGACCGATCTTTGTAGGGGTAAGGCTCCTTCCTTGTTGAGAGAAATGCATGAAACAGGTAAAGACTTGATTGTAATAAAAAATAGCAAACCGTATGCAGTTGTATTGTCTTACCAAAAGTATATTGAATTGACGAACGAGGAATAAATTATGGAGGTTAAGATTATGAACTTGAATGAAATTTTTAAAAACACAAATTATGATGATACTCTGTTTTCAGAAGAAGCCAAGCGCACTCTTCAAGAAAAAATAGTAATGAAAAATATCCGTGGAATTACTTATCCCTATGTTCAGTGTCTAATTCGCAAAAAAGATATAAAGTTAACTCCTGAAGAAGCCGTTCGCCAATTGTATATTGATAAACTCATTAATGACTATAAATATCCTGCTGGCAGGATTCGGCTTGAAACACCTATTTATTTTGGCAGAGAGGTAAAACGCGCAGATATAATCATTAACGATAAGGACCGCCCTACCGTTCCCTACATCATAATCGAGTTGAAGATGCCCAAACTAACTGATGGAAAGGGGCAATTGAAATCATACTGCAACGCCACAGGTGCGCCTATCGGAGTATGGACTAATGGCGAGCAAGTTTCTTGCTATAATCGCAAAGATCCCAACTATTTTGAAGCAATTACGGATATTCCAACGGCTAATCAAAAACTGTCAGATATTATTAACGAAAAATTCACATATGAAGATCTTAAAAAAATTGATAAAATTCAAAATCAGAAAAGGTCGTTGCGCGATTTTATCAAGGAAATTGAAGACGAAGTGTTGGCAAGTGCAGGGGTTGATTCCTTTGAAGAGGTTTTTAAACTAATTTTCACTAAACTGTACGATGAATTGATTTGCGCAAGAGATAGGAGTGCCTATTTGCAATTTAGAAATGGTGGGGGTACAGATTTCGAATTAAAAGAAAAGATTCAAGATCTGTTTGATGATGCAAAAAAGAAATGGAAAGGCGTATTTACGGAAGATAGCAAAATCCTATTATCGCCTTCACATTTAGGGATTTGTGTTGCTTCTTTGCAAGATGTAAAGCTCTTTAATAATAATCTTGACGTTGTTGACGATGCTTTTGAATATCTGATGAGTAAAGCACAAAAAGGTGAAAAAGGTCAATACTTTACCCCTCGTTATGTGATTGATATGTGCGTCAAAATGATGAATCCGAGTGAAAAGGATTATATTATTGATACCGCTTGCGGTAGCGCTGGGTTTACTGTTCACAGTATTTTTTATGTATGGAAATCTATCCGCCGATCAAAGGGATTGGACGAAGGAGAGGATTATACTGCCGACCAGAGAACAAATGAGGAAATTAACTATGTTCGTGACAAGGTATTTGGAATCGATTTTGACGAAAAAACAGTCCGCGTTGCAAGAACTCTAAACCTTATCGCCGGGGATGGGCAAACAAACATCTTACATTTGAACACTTTAGATTATTCTCGTTGGGACGAAATCACAAAACAAGAAGATTGGAACGATACCTATAATGAAGGTTTTTATAAGTTGAAAAAGATGCGTCCAAAAGGCGCAAAGGACTATAGTCAATTCCAATTTGACCTTGTTATGGCTAACCCACCTTTCGCAGGAGATATAAAGGAAAATACAATTATTTCCCACTATGAGTTAGGCAAAAACACTCAGGGTAACTGGCAGAAAAAAATAGGCAGAGACATTATGTTTATCGAGCGCAATCTAAATTTCCTAAAATCCGGTGGAAGAATGGCAATCGTCTTGCCTCAGGGTAGGTTAAACAATTCCAGTGACAAAGCGATTCGTGATTTCATTGCTGAGCGTTGCCGCATACTTGCTATTGTAGGCTTGCATGGTAATGTATTTAAACCACATACAGGTACAAAGACCTCCGTTTTGTTTGTTCAAAAGTGGGATGATAAGTTATGCCCTAAAAAGGAAGATTACTCGATTTTCTTTGCAACAATGCAGGAGCTTAGCAAAGACAATTCTGGTGAAAAGATATACGTTAAGGATTCAGAAAACGGTGAAAATGTACTTGATAGCCACGGTCATTTAATTGTTAAGCATGACTTATATAACCATGATAATAAAACGCAGGATGGCATTGCAGAAGCATTCATTGAATTTGCTAAAAAGGAAGGTTTAAGTTTTTTTCGATAAGCCCGTCCGTTGAACCTTTTAATGAACCGAGATATAAGGCTTTGATGGATGGGCTGGAGGCAGTTGAAATTAACCTTAGTGTATGCAAAGATATTATTGATTTTAGAATAGATGCAAATACATATAAGAAAAACTACATTAAATCTGAAAAACTAATAAGCGAAAAACCAAATAAAAAAATTGAAGATCTTTCAATTTCGGTTCAAAACTTTGGTGCGTACTCATTATGTAACTTTATCAATTTTACGAATACAGGTATCCCTTTTTTAATGACATACAATATTCGTCATAATTACATTGATTGGAATATAGAAAAGTGTGTTGATGTAGAGAGCCATAATAAACTCTATAAATCTCATTGCTTTAAGAATCAAATATTAGTAACTATGGCAGGAGAATACCTAGGAAGGGTTGCTGTCTATAATAGAGATTTTGTTTGTAGCTCAAATCAAGCAATAGCAAAAATAACATTAAAAAATGGCATAAGCCCATATATGATCTCCACTTTTTTAAACTCTATTCATGGTCAAAATCAAATTAATAGATATAGGACAATAACAGGACAGCCAAATATTAATATGTCGCTAATAAAAAATTTAAGGATACCAATTTTTACAATTGCTTTTCAATGTGAAATCGAAAATGCCGTTAAAGCTGCCCATGTTAGATTAGAAAAATCACAATCTCTCTATGAAGATGCTGAGAAAATATTACTTAAGGAATTGGGCTTAACCGTTTTTGCATTAAGTAAAAAAAATTTTTCGATAAAAAGCTTCTCAGAAAGTCTCGGAATATCCGGAAGATTGGATGCGGAATATTACCAGCCAAAATATGACGAACTACTCTCTGCTATAGCAAAATATAACAGTCATAAGCTAGGCGATATCGTAAATATAAAAAAATCTATTGAGCCTGGCAGTGAAGCCTATCAAGAAGAAGGTATCCCCTTTATTAGAGTATCTAATATTTCCAAATTTGAACTTACTACGTCTGAAATACATTTAGACAGGGCATTTTATGAAATCGAAAAATTAAAACCACTTAAAGATACAATTTTACTTACTAAAGACGGAAGTGTCGGTATTGCTTATAAGGTTAATGAGGATCTTGATGTTATTACCTCGGGCGCGATTTTACATCTTACGGTAAAGAATAATGGATTTCTTCCCGACTATCTCACATTGGTCTTGAATTCGATAGTAGTACAATTACAAGCTCAAAGAGATGCCGGCGGCTCAATTATTCAACATTGGAAACCTTCTGAAATTGAAAAGGTGCGTATACCCATTCTAGATATTCCTGCACAACAGATAATCACAAATAGAATTCAAAAATCTTTTGCTCTTCGTAAAGAGGCCGCCAAACTACTCGAACAGGCAAAACAAACGGTCGAAATAGCAATAGAATATGGAGAGGAAAGTGCTTTGAATTTTCTAAAAACCGCTGTTGAGGGAGTTGATATAAATGCCTAATTATCATGATTGGATTGACAAAATAGACATAGAAATAGATTATTTTTCAGCATTCATAAAAGCATGGATCGCTTTTAATGCTTGGTATCGTTCAGATTATAGCGAACGCAGCGATAGAGAAATCATCGAGAAAATCAAAAATGAAAGCAACCGTTTCCGTACATATATTTGTAATTATTTAGATGGGAGAGACAAAAATTCTTTAGAATTTCAAAAGAGCATTGGAGAGTTACATCGCGCGCTTGCAAATGCAGCTATAACAACACAGGAACGAGGCGGAATAAGAATGCCTATTTCATTTACAGAAATCGCACTTACTAATCCGCAAACAAATACTGAAGCAACTTATCGTGTGTGCAATTATAAAGTTCAACGGACAGGATCAAAAGTTAAAACTGAAATAATGAATATTCAAAAAACGACAACCCATTTTTCTTTTATACAAGATAACTATGATATTGACGAATTACAACGTCATGGAGATTTCTTTAACCTAAGTGATGAAAGAAAATTGCAGTGTTTGGCAAACTATCGCATGATTTGTCCATATATATCAGAAAGCATTTTATCCTCAGAAACAACGGCGAAAATACTTGGTGAGTTTGGGTTTGTTAATGACAATATAAAGATCAGTAGAGGTATCGTTGAAATACTATATTTGCTGAGGTGTTCACTCATGCATGGAGAATTATCTCCTGATCGTAATGCGAGTGAAGTATTTAAATATGCATATGAAATACTTGTAGCCGTATTGAAAAAATTAGCATGAAAAAATGGCCCACTATATAACATCAAATCTAATTGATCAGGCAAAACATTTAGTTCTTGATGACAATAGGCATTATGCTTTACGGCATATTCTGGTTATAAGTAGTAAAATAGCATAAAGCTTAATAAAATCCCGAGTTTAAAAAAACTGCTGATCCGCAGCGGTTTTCGTGCGTTTATGGGATCATTTTACATATACTGGGTGGGACTTTTGGTATAAATGATAGGCACCCAACCACCTTTTACTCCAAAATATTACCTTCATCTGTAAGCGGATTGGGGTATTCCTCCCACAAACTTGGAAGGGCTCCAAGCGCAGCAGTAACTACTGTAACAAGAAAATCAACGTCCTCACGGCTATATATAGGTTTTTTCCCAACATGATGAAAGGGGTTAGCCATAGAGTTTAAATCTTTTAAACTTATTAGCCATACCATAAGTCGCTTTTCATCGGGAGTATACTTATCTGGGATTTTCCAATCGTCCTTAAACTCGTTAGTGATACCTTTACCGATCTTTAGCGCTGCTTGATACCAAGCATCCGAGGTATTTTCATTCGGGAACCACAGATCCTGCCAGGTAAGAATTGCAAATTGTACTGCTTTACGAAGACAACGACCTGCCTCATGAGTTTGATTTATTCTGATCTTATCTAGGGATTCAAATAACCCCTCACATGCAGTATTCCAACACTCTTTTGTGAGCCCATTATCTGATTTTAATCCTTTAGGCAGTATAGTTTTAACCGGAATTAATTTTGTCTCAGGGTAACCCCATATCTTCAGGAATTTCAGCCATTTACTTGCATCAATATCAATCCCATCCGAATAATGGCTAGAATACATTTCCAAATCACCGTCGATCTTAGCGAGCATTGAAAGACCAATGCGTAACCTTACATACCTGTCTTGTGTATTCTCAGCTTCTTTCGTTAACAAATGAATCCACTTGTGATCAATTTGAAACTCAAGCTGATTTTGATTATGGATAGGGCTAAATCCAGTTTGAATATAGCATGAATCTTGTTTCACACTAGCAGCAATCCCGATTATTTTAGACGTGCTTAAATATGAATAGTGAACTCCTATGCTTTCGAAGTTTTCAAACTGTAGAGTTAATATAGGATTCAATGCTGATCCTGAGGCGTAAACATCTCTAAGTTTTGCATGAATAATGACCTTCGATGTGTCCCCATTTTTATGGAAATCCCACTTAGTCACTAAAAACACCATCCTTCACTGAAAACCCAAAAGTAAGGATCTTCCTTGTCCTTTGTCATTTTAACCCCCTGTGCCCTTCTCCCCATTGATGTTAAGCCTAGCCTAATTATAAAGATTATTATTACAAATGTTAGCATACTTTTGCGTTAATTGTTATTTTTAAACTAAAATGCTCACATTATCTATATTATGGTAAAATATGTATCAAAGGCATTGCGGTTTACGGAGGCAAACATGAATAAACATTTATACAAACCACTTATTTGGGCCCTGTTGTTTTGCATAATATTTTCTGTACCTACCCTTGCAACCCCCACCGTTACCCTTGATGGAAAGCAGATGTCATTTGATGTTCCAGCGATAATCGAAAATAACACTACCCTTGTACCCCTTCGGGCAATATTCGAGTCGCTAGGAGCTACAGTAGAATGGAATGATCAAACTCAAACTGTAACCGCCATCAAAACAGGAACACAGATAAAACTTACCTTAGGTCAAGCCACCGCATATAAGAACGGTTCCCCTGTTTCCCTAGCCGTTCCGGCTAAAAGCATTAATAACCGAACTATGGTACCACTCCGATTCGTATCTGAAGCCCTCGGCGCTCAAGTTAATTGGGATGGATACACTCAAACTATTACAATACTTTCCGTGCCAACGCCCGGATCCACGATGCCCCCTTCTGGCATTACTACTGTTCACTTCATAGATGTCGGCCAGGCAGACGCTATTTACATAGACCTTCCCGGGAATGATGATATTCTAATCGATGGTGGCAATGTAGCAGATAGCACTACTGTTGTTAACTACCTTAAAGCACATGGAGTTGACACCCTTGAGCTCCTTATAGCTACTCACCCGCACGAAGATCATATAGGTGGCCTACCTTCAGTACTTGAAACTTTCAAGGTAAATGAAATAGTAGACAGCGGCATGACCGCTACCACAAACATCTACAGCCGGTATACAGCTGACGCTAAAGCCGAAGGTTGCACCTGGGTGGCTGATAACAGACAGACCTTTACTTGGGGAAATGTTGCCCTACAGATCCTAACCGGACCTGAAACCTGGCAGGATGTAAATGATTATTCAGTAGTTACCCGGCTAGACTGCGGGAATATAGAGTTCCTCTTCGATGGTGATGCAGAAGCCCCAGCTGAGGCTGCCCTACAAGGAGATATTAGTGCAGAGATTCTTAAGGTGGGTCATCATGGCAGCACATCTTCATCCAGCTATAGCTTCCTTTCACGAGTAATGCCCCAGGTTGCAATCGTATCGGTTGGTACCGGTAATACCTATGGTCACCCGGCTGCAGGAACGCTGACCAAACTACAGGCCACCGGATCAAAGATCTACCGGACGGATCTGAACGGAAACATAGTGGTCACCACTGACGGAAACACATATACAGTAGTTACTGATAAGACCCTACCGGTACCGGCTGTACCAGTTATAACCCCGGCACCGACCACGCCGGCCCAGAGTACTGGTGTTTATGTAGGCAGTATTAAATCTGATAAGTACCATTACCCCAGCTGCAGGTATGCACAAGCCATACTTTCGGGTAATCAGATATGGTTTGCCAGCGAGGCAGAAGCCCTAGCGGCAGGATATGGGCCGTGTGGGGTGTGTAAACCGTAAAGTAATATACACATTTTTATTGTTAATCATTGAACAGTAAGGAGATGAGTGGTTTAATGGAAGAAAAAAGAAATGTCATATCTTTCATGAACATGAAAGGTGGAGTAGGAAAAACTACGGTATGTGTTAATATTGCAGGGACCTTAGCCACTATGAATCAAAAGGTTTTGATTATAGATATGGATCCCCAAATGAATGCTTCACAATACTTACTAAGTCCAAGCCTTTTAGAACAACAGTTAAGATCAAAAAAAACAGTATACGAATTGTTTCGGAAGGATATAGAAGGTGAAATACCCAGTCTCAGTGGTTCCGAATTACCTGAAGAAACAATAGGCAATGAAAGAGAGCTAATATTTAATGTTAGAAATAATTTGGATATACTATGTGGCAATCTAAGCATGACAAAAGTTACTAGTGATACTAATGGCACTTTAACCGACTATTTACAGTTCTTCATACAAAGCAATGAACTTCAAAAAGAATACGATTTTATTTTCATAGATTGTCCTCCAACTAGTTCAATATATACCACATCTTCACTTAAAGCTTCAAATTTTTATATATTAGTAATTAAACCGGACTTCTTATCAACTATTGGACTCGACCTATTTGAAAGTATTATTAATACATATAACTTACGTAGAACCAGTCAAAATAAGGTCCATCCATTAGGAGTAGTAATAAATTTATTTCAGCGTAGTAATGATTACCATAATCAGAAAATACAGACCATTAAAGATAATAACAAGTTTACTACAGTATTCGAAACTGTAATTGCTAATAAAATCCCTATAGCAACAAGTAGCGAAGACCAAAAACTTATGTATGAAACTAGGGGATGTAAAAAAACTGTCGAACGCTTAACGAAAGAATTCTTAAAAATTTATAACGCGAAGGTGGGATAAAATATGTTAGATGATAAGACACTTGACTTGGTAAATAAATACTTAAAGATTAAACCTACTTTACAAAAAAAAGAGGATGATTTTAAAGATCGATCCCGTTTGCAGCAATTACTTGCAACAAGCATTTTAAATGACATTATTCTATCCAAAAACCTATTCAAGCGTAATGCCATCATAGCTGAATTTCTTGCCTCTTATTTTGATTTGTTATTGAGCAAATCTGCTTTAAATTCGAGAACCACTATATGCGGCAGAATTACCAGACACATAATGGGAATTGAAGATGAAGATCAGTTGATATCGTTATTAAATGTACTCTATAAAATCCTAATAAAAATTTCTAATGGAGATGATTTATTAAAAAAGGACACCCAAGATGTCATTCGGGGGATAAAGTTATAATATGGACTACATTTCAAATCATAAGCAAACGATTATTCACAATACTATCAGCACTATGAATTCGCTTAAACAAATATATATTGATATCAATGCTTTAAAAAATAGATCATTTTATAAAGAAATAACTAAATACTATTCTGCAATTGCCATTATTATTAATACACTCAAAGCGAACGAATACAGCGAACCAAGAAGAACTTTGCTTGATAATATTTTATTGAATTTCTGTTCATTAATTCACTGTATTGTTTTGAGAGATATAAAGTTGATAAATTTCATTTTCAGAAATATTATTGAAAGCATAATTAGATATTTAACCAATGAACTTACATCCCGTGATTTAGATTTACTCTTTAAAAGTTTAACAACATTTCCTTCCGACGGTTTTACCGGTCCAAATTTGATTCAAAAATATGGAGGACAACTAAAAGACATTTATACTAGAAACTGCCTATACGTTCATACTGATACCTCTAAAATACCAACTAATCTCGTTAACTTATCTGATTATAAAAATTATGATAGTGATAATGAAATATCTGTCTTATTAAACGATTTTAAGATACTTAATCTAGCTATTATTAGTTTGTATAAGATATTCTATAAGAATTTATACAGTGATACTCCGATTAACCAAAAATCATATATAGATGAACTAACGCCCTTAGACTATCGCGTAGAATATCAAAGCTTTTTACATGATTCTATCCAGCCTAGACTTTAGAAAAATTCTTTTGAGATTTTCGGAACATTTGTTCCTGTTCGTCTTTCCTTTCTGATACTATATAAACATATCCGTTTCAAATCTCCTATTAATTCAATAACGTTAAAGGAGTGGTACCATGCCTACCGCCGCTATTTATTGTCGCCAATCGTTCTACAAAGAAGACTCCTGCTCCATTGACATGCAAATTGAACGTTCCAAAGCTTTTTGCATTAGCCAGGGATGGGATTACATAGTTTACGATATAGATAAAGGCTATTCTGGGAAGGACACTGACCGGCCAGGGTTCCGGCAAATGATGAAAGATATCACAGCGGGCAATATCAATTATGTAGTGGTCTATAAACTGGATCGTATCTCTCGTAATCTTAAGGATTTCTTCGGCCTCATGGAAGAGTTTAAATCTCGAGAAGTTGGGTTCCGGTCCTTGACAGAGAACTTCGATACTACAACACCAATGGGTCGGGCCATGTTGGCTATAATTGCAGTCTTTGCCCAGCTGGAAAGAGAAACTACAGCTGAACGTGTACGTGATAATATGCTAGACCGTTTCCGCTTAGGGATATGGAATGGTGGGCCTATCCCCTTTGGGTTCCTTGGGGACAAGACTACCATATTGGTTAATGGTAAAGAAAAAGCTGTTTCCGTCCTAGTCCAGGATGAAACTGAAGCTGAATATATTAAGCAATTCTATGGGTGGTACCTGGAACCCCAGGGCTCATACCTTTCGAATACTAAAAAAGCTAATGGGCTTGGAATACCAACGAAATCGGGAAAAGCCTGGAACCCTAATCAGATGCAGCGGATTATGAAAAACCCACTATATTGCGTTGCTGACCAGGCTGCCTATGAGTATTTCTCTACCCTGGGTATAGAAATGGCCTGCGATCAATCAGACTTTGACGGTGTCCATGGTCTTATGTGGTACAACAGAAGAAAACCCCATAAAAAAACGACTAGGCTCAAAGATCAATCTGAATGGGTAGTAGCCGTTGGTGGTCATCCCGGAATTATCCCGGGAAAACTATTTGTTAAGGCTCAGAAAAAGATTGTAGCTACTACATTTGCCCCGGCTAGGACGGGTACCGGGAGTAAGGGTCTCTTAGCATCGTTGATTAAATGTGGCAAATGCGGTAAGGCTATGGTTTATGCGGACTATAACCATGGTACATGGCAGTACTATAAGTGTCGCTCCAAAGAGCAGCAGGGCTCCTGTGTCTGCTCCGGGCAAACCGTTAAAGGTAATGAGCTGGACCAGGCAGTAGTTACTGCTATTAAACAGATCTGTGCTGACAGGGCTTTCCTTGAAGACATTGCCCGACAGGCAATTAAAAACACTGCAGATAATACTAAACCATTACTCGAGGATAAACATCACCTCAGTGGCAAGCTGGATGCCCTCTCCGCTGAACAAAAAGAGCTTGTCCGGGCCCTAGGTAAGAAAACCATGCCAGTAGAGCTTATAGAGGAACGTATACAGGAAATAGAAAGAGAAAAGGCACCCATACTTAAGCAAATGGAAGAAATAGATTCTAAGCTGGATACTCAGGACTGGCAAAAGATTGATATGGAAATGGTCTTTGGTAACCTACTCCGGTTCAATGAAGTTTTTGATGAAATGGAATTTGAGGAAAAGAGGATTTTTCTTCGTAGTATCGTAAAAGAGATAATATACGATAAGGGTAAAATAAAATTACTTTTATATTTCCTACCGGAAATAACATCCGTTAATCCGTCCGGGAGTAATAACAATTCTGGTACTTCTATTATGAATCCCTGCCTCTGCGGCAACTTCGGTTCAGATATAGAGTGCCGCTGTACTCCCCTGCAGATACATAAATATATGGGTAGAATATCAGGCCCCCTGCTGGATAGGATGGATTTACATGTAGAAGTACCACGAA